TTTTTTGAGCTAAATGTTTGCGCTTGTCAGCGTAGGAAGTGCCAAAGGCAGAGGAGAATTTTGTCATGTCATTTTCTTTCTGAAAGTATCCATTCTGCGAACCAGAATGTTTTTTAAATTATCCACCACCGCACTTGATTGCGTTTCAAGTGCAGATCGTAAATAAGGATGCGCTGGATTTTTGGCTGTACCAAACTCTTGAGCAATCGCACGGGCATCGCTTTTGATGCCCATCTTTGCCAGTTTTTTACCGGGTGCAGTTGTCACTAAAGCAATAACGGTATCGGTTGATGATACATATTTAGACGACTTGTCTTTGCGAGTAGGGCGGCGCGCCTCCACTTGCAAGGAACGCCGCAAGCCTCCAGTATCAATTGGAGAATCGGCGCGTGCTTGAGTCAGTACAGGCTTCATGGCTTCACGCACTGCTGGCACTAGCACTTTACTGCGTGCCATCTTATCGCCAAAATCATTTTCAAGTTGCTGAAAGACTTTTAAAACATCAGTCAATCCAGTTACTTGAACAGAAACAGTTGCCACGATTAACCTTTAATAATCTTATTGTAAATTTCATTATTCAACGCCATGGCATAGGATACAACAGCCGCAGGAGTCATATGCGGTGCGTGCATCGCTGCAATTTCATGTGCGAGAGTGACCGCTGTCATACGTTGTTGAGTAAAGCCAAACCAATCTTTTCGAATTTCAGATTGATTGACTAAAAAGCCCAATAGATCGTTGGTGTTTTGTATTGTTGTTGTAGGTATCATTTAAGGGTCAATTGGTAAAGTGTGCCGTCAATTAAAGATGCAATTTCATCGGTGATGTTTTGCAATTCAGAATCTTGTGGAAAGTCTGCTTGCTTGCGTAGATCAGCAACTTCATCTTGAAGATAAGTCAAATAATCTATAGCATCAGTAGGCACATCAAAGCCGGGAAGGTATGTAATGCGCGTTGCATATTTCCCTTGATAGGATTCCACAAAAGAATCAATCAAGTCGCCTACAGCCGTATAGAAGGCTTCTAGCGCCTTATGCTCTGCAAAGCTGCGAGTTGCTAAATGCAAAATATGCGTACCAGTCACACTATGAAGCAAACAGGTAGCAAAATCTCCAACTGAATTGGCCTGCGTTTGTTCGACGCTGAATTTCATAGTATTCCCTTGTTGTCCATAACCATGTGCATAGGCCGCACGCGCCACAGCTTGCGCTTTGGCTTTTGTAGCGAATGGGCCTTTGCTTCCCCAATACCAGCCATTAGGCTTTTTTGCGAGTGGCATTTGAAACAATCACTGGATTACATTCAGCCAACATTTTCAACACGGTAGCTTCGCATGAATCAGGATCAGCCGCCAATAAAGCAGCAGCCACTTCTGTCGCGTCTACTATAGCGCCCCGTACCATTTCTGGCAAAGGGCGATAAGTGGACGTGAGTTCTGCAACTACGTCCGTAAGCATTAAGTGTTACTCCAGCCGTATTGACCACCGCGTGGGTGAACGGTAAAAATGCACTTGGCTTCTGCACCCGGCTGGGCATCAATCTTAAACTCGCCTACACGACCATTGAAGGCATAAGCAATGGTGCTGACCCCATCAACAGCCGCCACCACAAAGGTGCGGTCAATCACGCCACTGTAAGCATCAGCACGCATCAACAACAAACCTACATCTGATGGATTCCATGCGGCTGTAATGGTCAGACTTGTAGGCGCTGCCTGAGTTGGGATTTTGTCCGATTGACGTGCGCCAGCGACTGAGAAATTTGCTACTGCATCGTCTTGACCAAAGACGGGCACTGCTTCCACATTCAATGGCGTGCCAGCCGCGCCTGTACCGTTGGCAGAAGTGCCAACGATAGTCGCTACTTGTGCTGACCAAACTGACAAATTTGTCGTGGTCAAAGGTGTGGGTGTGGCGCCCGTTTGCGCCCACAGTGAGGCACTAAAGCCCGGTAAAACTTTGGATGGTGCTGCCATTAGTTATTCTCCTGATTAAGCGTTGTTCGACCAGCCGTACTGACCGCCACGGGGGTGAACAGTAAAGATACATTTGGCTTCAGCGCCGGGTTGCGCGTCGATCTTGAATTCACCCACACGACCGTTGAATGCGTAGTAAACCACATTCGCGCCATCAGTTGCCGAAATGATAAAGGTGCGATCCACCACGCCAGAGTAAGCATCGCCACGCATAATCAGCAATTGAGAATCCGAGGGATTCCAAGCTGCCGTGATAGTCAAGCTGGTGGGCGCTGCTTGAGTTGGAATCTTATCGCTTTGACGCGCACCCGCTACCGAGTAGGAGGCCACAGCATCATCTTGGCCAAAGGCTGGGATGGCTTCTACGTTTAATTGATTCGCCGTAATAGCCAAAGCCGAAACGGTGGCTACGGTGGACAACGCCGCCGTGGTCAATGCCGTAGGGGTGGCAGTAGGCTGGGCAAACAGAGCAGCAGAAAAGCCGGGCAAGATTTTATTTGGTAACGCCATGATGAATATCCTTCAAAAATTAAAAAGATGTTTTATGTTGGAATATCTAAGGTGCAGTCCAAAAAGACTTGCGCCAGCTTTTGTTCATTGTCGTATGAATTGTACAACCACTGAACGTCTGCCTTTGCCACCCAAAACCCATTAGTGGGGCCACCAAATACTCCACTAAAACCATGCAAACTTTGCAAGATTTGGTCAGAGATTGTGAAGCCATCTTCAATGTTTTGTGTGAAGATTGAAATCTGAAAAACGGGGGTATCAATACCTTTGTTGTTCTGATTTTGACCTGTATAAACTGGCTGGTGAACATTGCGCAACATCCAAGTAATAAACTTGGGCTGTGTTGCAAAGTTACGGTTAAACGCCGCATAAACGGGCACAGGGGTGACAATATTCGCCAGTTGGTACTGGATAGCCTTGGAATATTGAAGCGTACTATTTTGAGCCATATTACACCGCCGTTGCAGGGTCAGAACGATAGCACATAAAACGCACAGTCATTCGGTCATCTGCTTCTCGAACATTATCAATACGCCAAGAATTCCCACGCCATGTAATGGAGAAAATATCTTGACGATCAATAATCTGTTTCATATTGGGCGTGTAGTTCAATGTGAAATTAATCAGGTCTTGATAGAGCCGATACTTTTCCAGAATGTTCAAGCTGTTGGCTACTGAACTGACACGCCCACGAGTGGTGAACCATTTGGTTTGAATAGTCGTCTGTTCTCCAATGTCACTTAAACCGAAAGTGAGATTATTAATATCCAGATTTTCAAACCGTGCAATTGCCATTTACATCACCAAAGGTTTGTAGCTGCGTAACAAAGTTGAAACGCCAAAAGGAATATCGTGCAATTGTTTTTCCACCGTATTGCTGCGATTATTGTAAAGATGGGTAAGCAATAGCAAACCAGCTTGCTTGATAACTGGGTAGCTTGCCAATGGATTGGCTGTGGTCGAGTAATCAATGAAGATCGGCGCTGTCATGCTTGAATTAATGCCTGTTGGCAAAGTCGAGACAATGACTTTATTTCCAGATTCATCATAATAATATTGGCCCACATCTACCGTCACCAAAACTGGCGGTGTGGCATCAGTCCAATACTTAACCGAAATAATCGAAACGCCAGACAAAACAGGATTAATATTTTGGCTGACTTCTGGCAAATCAAAACTGATTGGATTTGCCGCAATGCTTTCCATGCCATACCAAACGCGATAAGTAATCGGGAAAATCGACATTCCCAAATAATCTTCAATGGCCTGACGTGTTGCCAATTCCAAACCAGACAAATACGCATCTTGACTTTCGTCATCAAACATATTCAACTGATTCGTAATCTCTGCCAGCGTCAGCCAAGCAGTAGTATTGTCCCGCAAGACCTGCTCAACTTTTGTATAGTTGAACGGGTTGCGAGTCGCTGCCCCGTAGGGCAAACCATATTGATTGGTATCAACAGCCATAATTAAATTCCAACCAGCACCACGCCAGCAAATGGATCACGCACCGTGCTGACAAGACGTTTTTCTGCGTACAGAGTAATAAATCCGGGTGCAGTTTGCTCCATTGCCTGAATGGTCATTTCCTCAACATCAGCAATAGTCAAGAAACGAGACCAGTTTGCCAATACCATTGATCGTGAGCCAACACCGGGAGCGTCAAGATAAGCATTGGGAATGACGGGGAAACCCATCATAGACACCAATTGACCGCCTTCAGCGCCACCAGTTTCCTGAAACAATGGCAGACCTGCTGTGTTTTTCAATTTACGAATTGTGGAAATTAGAGTTGGGTGAATGTGCCAAGCCGTACCGGGCAAAGACCAATATTGACCCGGCAATGCGTTCACTATGTCAACGACCATATTAAAGTCTGGCACAGTGGCGCTATGACTGATTGCAGCCAATGTATGCACGCCATTGGTGATAGCTGTTCCGCTTGTTCCAAATGCTGCTGTTGTGCTGATTGGATAACTTGAAATGCCGCGCAAACCATCAGTTCCACCTGTAGTGGTAGTCGTGGTTCCTGATTGGTCATTATTGCGTGCCATTGAAGCGGCTTCGATAGCCGAAAACTCTAGCATCAAATCTTCAACAATGGTTTCATTCAGATAATTAATGTCTGACATTGCAGCCGAGCGAATCGGCAATTGAGCAGTAATTACGCGAGTTGGCAATTGCCAAATGCTAGTGTCTGTGCCGGGTGTTCCGGTGTTGGGGGTAAACGAATAACCCCAAGGATTGGCTTGTGTTGCAGCATTACCAGTCTTGGCAACAAACTGTGCGCTGGAGCCTGATTCTTTTACGATTCGTGCAGCTTGACGAAATGGGTTTGCATATCGCAATGCCGCGAATGCGTCATCAAAATATGTCTTACCACCCTGACCATCGCCACTGCCCGTCAACGATGCTTGCTCACGCAAATCAATTGTGATTTTTTCCCCTGTTTCCAGAGTCTGTTTAATGCTGTTGAGGATTTTTTCGGTGATGGTCTTCATTTATTTTTCCAAGTAAGTGGGCATAAAGAGGAGGGCCGAAGCCCCCCCCTCAAAGCTGCTTAGTTTGCAGCGGTAGCCGTAGAGCGGAAACGCACCAGAGCGTTTGGATCACGCACCGAAGTAGCCAAACGCTTTTCACCAAAGAAGGTGATGTAACCGGGCAAAGTCTGGTCATAACGGCGCATAACCATGTTCAAACGGTCAATGATGGTGTGACCACGCGACCAGTCACCAAAGTACATGGGGTACTTGCTGATTGTGCCTGCGGTGGCGGTAGTCAACTGACTTGGAGTATCCAAGTATTTATTAACAACAACATCAAAGCCAAGCAGTTGACCAACAATACCGTTGACCGAAAGAGATTCAACAGAGTTGAAAATCGGGCGACCATTGGTATCTTGCAGACCACGGATTGCTTGCAACAGGATTGGGCTGACCATGAATTTGGCGCTATCAGTCCAGTACTGTTGTGGCAAGGCGTAAATCATGTTGATCACGTCTTTGTACTGGATAGCATTTGCGCCCACGGTGTTGACGTTTGAGGTCAACTGATCGTAAGTTGCAAGGCTGTGCAAACCAGTAGTAGAACCAGTACCGGATGAACCAAAAGCCGCCACAGAAGTCGTGCCGCCTGTGAAGGTTGCATTTGCGCCGGGGTATTGATTCAGGCCACGCAAACCATCAGCACCACCAGTTGCTACTGTCGAGCCAGTACCAGTTTGGTCGTTGTTGGAGATCATTGATTGGGCTTCGCTCTGAGCGAATTCCATCAACATATCGTCAACCACGTTGGCTTCCAGACCGTCGATGTCATCCAAAGCCGCAGTACGGATTGGGAACTGGACGTTAATGTCTTTCAGAACCAATTGCCAAATGCTGGTGTTCTCAGTGGTGGGCGTTCCGTTGTTCTGAATTGCGTAGCCCCATTGAGCGCCAGCATTGCCAGTTTTAACGCGGAATTGATAGCTGGAGCCATCAGTTGCTACTGTGCGTGAAAGACCGCGCATTTGGTTAGCCAAACGCAGAGCCACAAACACTGGATCGTAAGTGGTGCGTCCACCTTGACCGTCACCACCAGCAGCAAGTCCAGCAGCTTCTTTCATGTAGGCATCATATTGGCCTTGGTCTTCGAACATTTTCAGTTCTTTTTCACCTTGGCGTGCGCCCTTGTAGTAACCAGCCAATTGCTCTTTTACGGCACGATTAACATCGCCGCGAACGGTCTTGACAATCTTGATAACCGAAGGAACTTGAACTGAAGCAATTTTGGCTTCGAGAGCCGCCATTTTGGATTCGAGTTCAACTTTAGCAGCCTCAACAGCCGCAGGGATTTTGGCCTCAACTGCCAGCACGCTTTCGGCTTGCTTGGCTTCAATAGCATCGAGTTTTTCGATAATT